GACCGTTCGCGACTGATTCGGTATTTGTTGCAGATCGATAGTTTGCATGTCAGTTGCTTTTGAAAAAGCCCTGCGAAATGTCGAATAATGCGGACGACTGCGGTTGCGTTTCGCCGCTATCTACCGTGCTTTGGTCGGTCGGATTCGCGACCTGATTCGCCGGAAGTGCCTGATACTGGACAGTAATAAGGTTCACTTCACGCAGACGGATCGACATCGCAATCATGCCGAACATATCCGGCGTTTCGTCGTGCGGCATACCCTGAATAACCATGTTATCGAACGTATCCGCATTCGTGCGCACGGTCAGAAATGTGCCGTCTGCAAAAGCGTCCGAAATATCGCCGTACGTCGAATCAAGGTTCAGCGCGCTAAACAGCAAACCGAGTTCAATAGTTATTGGTTCGATAATGCGGTAGTCCGTCACGGGGCTACCGTCTTCTAACGGGTGATCCATCAGACGTGACGTAGGGCTGACGTTAGCTTTCATCGATTCGGCCGCAGTAAATAACTGAGTGCCGCTATCCGGGTCGACAATCGCCACCACGTCGTACGTGTAGTTTGATGCAAAACTGTCCTGCAACGAATCCGCAAAAATATCGCTCATGCTGCGACCCCATCATCGTATTGATTCTGTGCGTTCTTGAACTGCTGACGAATCATGTCTGTGTGAACCTTCGCGATTGTCGCCGGGTCAGTAGACTGCGTATGAATCGTCGCAGGCGCATTAATCGTCGTTGTATTCGTCGTGCTACTGTTGCTTTGACTGTTCGCGATGCTTTGCGAATTCATCGTATTGACCGGATTGTTATTTACGTTCTGTATGTGCGTCTGTGCATCCGCGATCATCTGCGCGTTAGCTTCACGCCGCGCGTTGTTGGCTTCTGCCGCGCCGGGACGCTCGTAATACTGAGAATGGATGCGCGCGGCTTCTTCCGGCGTCTGAGCGGCTTTAAGGCGCTTCCCGGCCGCCTGTTCGCTACCGCGTGTCAGTTCGTAATTCATAAAGGCAATCTGTTCGTCAAGCGTGGACTGACTGAGCGGGTGACCTGCGTACGCTTCGAAATCTTTCTTACGCTGGCCTAGCCATTGCGAAATCCCTTCTGCACCGCTAGTCTTGTTCACGGCGCGAGGATCGCCGCCAGATTCCTGCAATATCGAACCCGCAACACCCGCCGCCTGATCGGGAGACCAACCGAGCTTTACAAGCTTGTCCGCAATGTATTTGCCGCGCTCTTTCTGGTCCGCGCTAAGTGGCTTCTTTCGACGTTCTTCGGCAACGTCGTTTGCGTTCGTCTGGTCCGGACCCTGGCCGATCAGTGCTTTACCGCTATCAACGATCCTGTCCCACAATTTACCGAAGTGCGAACGAAGGTCTTCAAATATTGCTTTTGTCTTATCGCTAAATTCCTTCAATGCTTCGCTTGGCCCTTTCGTGAACAGATCAACGATGAACTGCGACAGACCCATGAAGTACTTGAAAAAATCCTTGATCAACGCGTTGAGCGTGGACAACGATTCGCCGATACTGCCTACCGTCGCGCGAACGATGTCGCCAAACCACGGCCATTTCTTCGCGAGTTCGCCAATCAATGATTTCTGACCATTCATGAACGCCTGCACGTCGTCGTACAGTAGCGCTATGGCGGCTACCACGGCGGCAATAAGCAACGGACCCGCGACAATCGGCGCGAGGAACGCCCACACCGCCGCCGCAGCGCTAAAGAATGCAGGGACGATGACATCGGCCGCGACCGCAGCGAGTCCGATAAAAAATGCCATCGTAAAAGTTTTATGTTCGCGCAGGAACAATACTATTTCTTCAATCTTGCGCAACAGCCATGTCAGCGGCGGTAACAGTGCGCTCATTGTTTCACGCCCTAACGTCTCGAATACTATGCCGAGTTCGTTAGTCTGAAACTTGAATTCCGCGCTCGCTTCGGCCTGCTGCTTGGTGACCACGCCCAATTCTTTCATGCGGGCAATGTGTTCATCGAATGCGCGTCGACCTTGCGCCAACAGACTGATAGTCCCCTGATCGAAGCCAAGCCGCTTTCCAACGAACTGTTGCTGAACGGCAGAAAGGTTTCCGAACGTACCGGCAAGTTTAGACATCGCGCTCAACGGGTCGTTGATGCCGCGATGCATATCCGCCATGTTCAGACCAAGCTTTTCAAGCATGAACCCATCGCCATTCATACCACCGGGCATTCGCGCGAGTTCAACGAACTTGTCGCGCAACGACGTTAGCGATTGCGTTGCGGCTTCGGCCGTGCCGCCGCTCGATACGACGGCGTTTTGCCATATCGATAACTGTTCGGTACTGATCGCGAGCGCTTGGGCCTGTTGACGTACGGCAAAAGTTTGCTCTGCAACGTTAAGCACCATCGATTTGACTGCACCAAGTGCGACGAGACCTGCAACCGCAGCACCGGCATTTTTCGCCAGATCAAGAAACGCGACGCCGACCTTTTTCGCGTTTTTGTCGAGACCGTCGAGTTTCTTTGTCAGGCCGTCGGCGAGTTTGTCGCTTTGCTTCAGACCTTTGTCGAGACCCGATGCGTCACTGTCAAACGCAAAATAGAATGATTCGAGTAATGATGGCATCGCGTTCTATCCTTATTGCTTCTGTTTAGCTGCTTCTGCGGCAAGGCGTTCATTCGTTCGCTTTACCGCTACTATCTCCCACATATCAAGCGCATCTTCAAGCGTGTAGATAGTAGCGAGTTCGTGTAGTGTCGCTAGTCTTTCTTCGACAATGACCGCAATGAATCCGTCAACGTTGACGTAATCAATGCTTGAACTTTGTCCACCAGCGAAGCGAGGAAGTTTGACGCCTTGCCTTTCGCGAAAAAAGAACAGTTCTTTTCGAGCATCGCCATTTCAAGCCGGATCAATGTTTCGAAATCCGGCACGTGGTTATCGATCAAAGCCTGATTGATCAAACGTAGATCGGAACCGTTTGCACCGATACCGGGGACCGCAACGTATTTCATCAACTTGAACATCAGTTCTTCGTTGCGCCCATAGTCGCCGATCTTCGGCACGGCCGACACGGGGTATTGCGTGACAACTTCGCGTGCAACAGTGGCGGGGAGTCGAGAGATAATATAGCTCTTAACGTCCCCGTCCATCGTCGTCACGCTGATTTCTTCGGGTTGAAGTAGACCAGACATGACGACTCCGATTAGCGGGCGAGTTTGATTTCTGCCACGCGGATAATTTCTACGCCGTCATGCACATAGAAAGTTTGTTCCGTATGGGCCGGTACAACATGCGTTTCCACACTAGCCGTGAATCTGTCGTATTTCATGTTTCGCGATACGTGCCGCAATGTCACTTCGACATCCCAACCAGCGTGCGCATCGATTTTGACTGCTGTTGTCATGACGACCCCGTTTAGTTCATCGATTCAAAAGCGAACGAATACGGCTTAGACTTCATGCGTGCCGACGATGCGATTGCGTTAGTCGGCACGTAGTCGGTCGGAGAACCGGCCATGAAGTTCTTTGCCGCACCGGACGGATAAAGCAGCGTCGCCGTGATCGTGTCGTCAACGCGATTCTTGCCACGCCCTACCCGGTTTGCGTCATACAGCAACGCAAGATTGATGTCGTCGTCTGTGTCCGGAATGATGTTGATCGTAAGCACGATGGGTTGTGCCTTGCCCCACGTCAGAAGCCGACCATTCAGGCCCATAGCCTTGTCGCGAATCTGAATTGCCGGTGCGTCTACCGGGTCCGCATCGTCTGCGAATTCGGTAATAACGAGACCGGCCGGAAACGTCGTATCCGCGAAAATTGTTAGCTGTGCGCCAAAGCCGCCGATATCCATTTTTGTTACTCCTTATGCGATTGCTGCGTTACGATTAGATCAGGGTGTGCGAACCTTGCACCAGACGCACAAGGTCATCTTTGCTGTAGATCAGCGAGTAGACCGCTTTCCAGCGAGTAATACCGGCCGCGCCGACGTACGACTCAAGTTGCAAGTCATACCAGTAGCCGTTGTTCTGCACGTTCTGCCAGGCGTTGTCATCACCCGTAGCCTGCGTGATGAACAATTGCTGGTCGACCGTCAACGGCTTGCCGACCGTGATTGTCCCGTTGTTCTGCGCACGCGGGATGATCGATTGCGTCATCTTCGCGAGCAACAATGCGCGCCCCGCCGTGCCCGCGCCGACCTTGCGAACGGCCAGTTGCAGCGACATGAACTGCGCGACCGCGAACGACTTCAAATCCATTTCGTTCGCGTACACGTTCGAATCGCGCGGGTCGCTAGGGCCGCCGAACATAACGCCGTCCTGATAGAACGACAAATTCTGTCCGTCGACCTGCGTCTGACCGTAATAGTTGAGCGCGAGACCGTCCATAATCGCGGCGGTGTCGTCGTCAGTCACGGCCGGGGTCTGCCCGTCGAACTGGTTGAACATGTAGCCGATCGCGCCATTCACTTGCGTGAAGTCGGTGGCGGCGAGAATGATCATGTCTTGCATGTCGTGATATTCGGACGCCTGCGACGCAAGCGAAAAAATACCAACCGTGCCGCCGATGGTTGCGAGCGCTGCGGCATCCGCCTGATAGGTCGTCTCGTCCATACCGTAACTGAACTTGTACATGACGTTCAACGACAAATTCTGCTGCGCGAGCGCGAGCGCATCGGCAATTGTGATCGCCGTACCGCCGTTGGCAGTGAACAGGAACGAGCCGAAATTGTTGTTCATCGCCTGCGACGCAATGAACGTATCGAGCGGCGATGTAACGGGCGATGCTGCGATATACGCTGCGCCCTGTGTCGACTGCCAACCAAGGGCCGTTGCAACGTCCACGGCGGGCGATGTCGCAGGGACAATGCTGATGGATTCGGCGGCGGTCTGCGTCGAAGAACCGGCGAAATTGAAGCGTGCGCCAACCGGGTCATACGTAACGGTGGCTGTTGCCAGTTCCGGCGCCGCGTTCAGACGCAACGCGGTTTGCAGTTCGCTCGCGACATCGGCCAACGTGGTAGCCGCAGCGAACGACACACCCGTTACGTTGACCTGTGTCGTACCGAACATGAACTGAAGCACGCCCGCCGTGATGGTCTTCAGGGCCGTCAGCGTTTCCGCCTTGTTGGCGCCGCCGAAGATGCCGACCGGATTTGCTTCGCGGTTCCAACGCGCGAACTGGATAACTTGCGGCGCCCGCGTGGCTTTGGAAACGAAACCGAAATACTTGACGGCGCGTTTGTATTCTTCGGAGTCCGTCCCGAAGTATGCGCCGATACTGTCCGGATCATTGGCACTGATCAGGGAATCACTGGACGCCATCGGGTTAGGCGTGTAAATACGGCCGCCAAACGAACGTTGGGGAATTTGCGACGCTGCGGCAACGGCCGAAGTGATGTCGACATATTTTGTAAAACTGATCGGCATTTCTATAACTCCTATACGCGGGCAAAAACGGTTTGAAATTCTTCGACGACCGGCGCGGTTTGCGTGATCGCCATACGGTGCGAAAAAGTGATTTCGAAGAACGGCACGTTTTCATGTTGCTCCCTGTCATCATCGATAAACAGGGATGGCATGTTTAGCACGCGCAATAGACCAACATTCAACGGTTGAAGCGTAGCAATCGTTTCGTCGCTAGTCAGAATGAAACGTGCGATATTCAGCACATCCATTTCCGTCATGGCATCGGGTGTTGCGGGTGATTGCGGAACCCATGCCTCAATATGATAAGTGGTTTCCATGCGCTGACCTTGAACATGCATCATCAGTTCGTTGTCAGCGTCCCACGTCAACGTACGTTTCGGAAAGCCTATTGGCCGTTGCGGACCCAATTGAACGTAGACCGTAGCGTCAATATTTGCGCCCTGTTGACGCGGTTGCATGCCAGACACGGCTTCGATGTTTGCAGGTAGCGGGCGACCCCCGTTATAGGGATTCGCCGTGTACGCCGCGAATCCTGCATCGAGCAACGACACAAGCAGTTTATTCAGATCGCTGACATTGATCAGGTTAAGCATTCGTCAATGCTCCCGTAGCAGGGCCGATCAGCGCAGCTACACCGGTCCCCCAATTGTCCTGACCCGTCCAGTCGATACCGCCGTTTAACTGGTATCGGCCGCCGTCCCATTCGATCACGTCGCCCGATTTCGCACGCGCCACTGTAGTGATGGCGAGCGCGGGCACGTACCACGTGATATAGGTTTTTTGCAGATCGAGACCCAATGTCGTGTACTTCGCACGATCAACGGCCTGCACACTGCACATATCGATAGGTACGGGCGCCGCGTAGTTTGTCAGGTACACGCCGTTCGCTTGCTTGACTCGCCCTGCGTCCGCGAAATATTGCACTTCTTCGCTCGCAATCAGTTGAAGCGCGCACCCTAAAATATTGATACCCGGAATCATTCGCTCACCTTTGTGACCGTATAAGTTAGCGTCGCCCGCATGTAGCCGGTGAAATCCAGCGGGTCATCACTCACGCCCGATAGATCGAGCGTCCCTTTATCTTTTTCTGTCTGCATCTTATGGCGCAACCGTACGATGTCGCCATAGCCGTCGATCTTCCCGCCCTCTTTGATGTACTTGCGGATGTACACCGTTAGCGGTGACAGTTCCGGTTCTCTGAGTCGCGCCAATGTCGTACGTACGTCTTCGCTCGCGATCAGTGCTACGCCCTCTAACGCCGCACGAGTATCCATCGCACCTTTTACGATCTGCGTTGCGTAATACCGCATTTGCTGCGACCATCTGCCCGATTCTGCCGCTATCGTCGGCCGCATGAACGAACGAGCCGGAATACCGCGTGATGGTGCGCCGAACTCGTGAATAGCTGCAACGTACGCGGTTGGCGTTCCGTTCGGATAACGCGCCGATGAAAACCAGCCGATACGTACGTTGTAATCGTTAATATCTTTTACGAACGCGTTTAGCTTCACGCGCAACGGCGAAGTTTTGCGCGTGACCTTCATGTCAGAATCTCCCGGCGATTTTCCGGAATCCGCGCAGTTCCGGTCGGCCGCCATACACCCATCCGCCCGCAGACTTCATGCTCAACAGCGCCCATAGCATCGTCCCGTACGGTGTCGTGTTCAGCCAGTACGACCAACCGTCTGCGGCGGGCGGTGCCATTGTCGAAATACTCACCTTATCGATGGTCGCTGACGTCATGACCATTGGCGCACCTTTACCGCTGCTCAGAAGCACGCTAGACCACATCAGATGTGCGGTGAGTTGCATCAACGCGAGATCAAGTGTATTGCCGTTCAATCCTTCGCGATAATCGCAAAGCCCCAAGTATTCCCCGGCGACGGTGTACCACGTCTGTATCAACGCATCAGGGTACTTGGTCGTATCGGCGAATACCGGAAACAGCGTTCTGAATGTCGGTAGGTCTAGCGTGTGTTCCATGACGGCCCCTTATCGCTGCGTTACTACTTTGCGACCACGCCCGTTCTGCGAACCCTTGGTCGACGGAATCGCATCCGTATCCGGGTCGGCCCCTGCGTAATCTTCCGGCGTCAAGGGCGCCGAGTTGTCACGCACCGATGTGTGTTCCGATACTGCTTTTTCGATGTCCACCGGCTTTTCACGCACCGTGATAAAACCGTTCTTCACGTGCTGTTGAAACACATGGCTTCGTTGCAAATGCTGAAGCGCTTCCGGCGTGATCGGCGTGTACGCACCGAGCGAGGTAATCAGATTCTTGTTCGCCAGTCCCGCGTCACCGTTGATGTGCACGTGACCCTCAAGAATGTTTTCACCTTGCGGCGATTTGCGATACACGGGGTATTGCTGCGCGTTCGTCAACGTCGAATAGATGTGAACATTTTTTTCACCTGCAAACAGATCAGTCATTATTTATTCTCCGCAAATTAAAAGGGCGTGCCCGTTAAGACACGCCCTTATTGTACCGCGCCGATGAAACCGGCTTAGATACCCGTCATGCGGTACACAGCGAACGGACGTTTCAGCAGCGTGCCCGCCGTTGCGTTCGTGTAACCTTCGACGTAGCCCTTAACCTTCTTTTCCACGCCCAACGTAAACATCTTCGTGGGCACCGGCTGGATGAACGTACGGTTGTCATCCGTGCCGCTATCCATCACGGTATCGGCGTAGAAGTACATGGCCGACGAACCGCCGTTCGCGTCGTTCAATTCCGGTGCGGTCTCGAATCGTGCGTTGGGGTAGTTCTTTTGCATGTACTCGTTCACCGAGTAGCCGAATTCCGTCGGCGTACCGAGATAGTTCGTGTAGCCGTTCGGAATCGCAATCGTGATCGGATCACGATTCGCCTTGATACGGCCCAGGCTGATCACTTCGAGCGCGGTGAGACCCTGACGCAAGTCGGCGATGATTTCGAGCGTAGTTTTCAGCGACCACAACGGCGAACCGCCCGCACCGTCTGCCGCGACGACGTACGCCGGAAGATTCGGATCGTTGAGGAAACCGAACGTACGACCAGAACCGTCGTTGTAGCCGTAGAAGCCAACGCGGTTGCGTTGAATTTCGAGCGCTTCGCCGACCTGAATACGCTTTTCATCGGCCGACGAGACTTGCACCACGCCCGAACGTGCTTCTTCGAGCGGCGCGACCTGCAAACCGGCTTCGAAACGGACAATGGTCCGGTCTTCGAAATTCAGGTTCCACGACGTCAGCGCGATATTGCCGCCGTCCGTGTACGGTTGCGCCGTGCCGAGCGGTTCCAGAATCTTCAGGATGACCGATTCGTCTTTCCACTCGCCGATGGTCGAAATGCCGATCAGCGTATCGATTTCACGAACCGCCGTGATGACGCGGACGAGACCGGGCAACCAGTTTTGCAGGAACTGCCACAGACCCGGAATGCTCGGCGTGGTCATCCCCGGCAACGGTGCGGGCGACAAGCCGACGTCGTTGGAGTCCATTGCATGTTGCAGCATTTCCGCAACCTGACGCCGACCCATCCCGGAAAGATGGATACCGATGCGTTCAAGTTGTTCGTAATGCTGCACGTCTATCGCATCCATGACCATTGACGCCATCTGGCGCGGGTCGAGTCGCGAGTATTGGGTTGATACTTGTCCAGCACGCATTATTGCTTCTCCTGTGAAATGTTGAGTATTGCGTACTACAACGTCGCGTGCTGCGACTTATGCTGCTGCGGGGCCGACCGGCAACGGGCCAGTCAGGCTGATAGTGCAGAGACCGCCCGCCGTGGGTTGCGGCAGATCGTTGACGACGGCGCCGAGAATCTGCGTCGAGTTCGCCGGAAGTGCCGCGCCGGGACGTACGGACGTCAGAACGCCGGTCGCGTTCGCGAACACCACGTAATCGCCGATCTGCACACTTGCGTTCGACATCATGACGACGAGTGCGTAATCCGCTTCAACGAATTCCGCTTCAACGTTGTTCGGCAACGTCAGCGTCGGCGCGAGCGGGCCACCGGCCGCAGTGCCGCGCGATGCGTACTGTTTCGGCCACGCGAGAATCCCGTAGAAGATGCCCGTGCCGCCCGCCGACACGGCGCCGCCCGCACCCGGTTGCGTGAATGCACGGCCGACGACGTTTTGGGTCGGATCAGTGGTAACGATGAAACCCGGCTTTGCGCGCCGTGCGCCATGCTTACGCGACTCGCCGACGACACCGAAACCGTAGTCGAAAAGAACATTTTTTTGCAGAGTCATGATGTATTGCTCCTTATGGGGTTGCTTGAACAGGCCGCGTGCTTACTTCTGCGCGCCGTTCAGATAGTTTTTCATGAACGCCGGTTGTTCACCCGCGTCCATTACGCGGGCGTCGCCGATGCCGACCATTTTGCGTTGGGTCGGCGCGGTGCGACCGTGCATCCACGCTTTGACCGCGCCGATTTCCTGACCCTTGGTAACGGGGAGTTTCGCCTGATCGGCTACGTACTCGGCGACTTGCTGTTCACCCCAATCCTTACCGTCCATCACGGCGTCGAAATTGCCGATGAAATGCGAAGCCTGTTCAGCGAGCGCGGCGCCTGCGCGCACATCCTTGAGAACGTCGCGCGCATCCGTGACCGGTTGCATGCCCTTGACGGCTTCGGCCACGCCTGCGCGGATGCCGTCCTGAATCATCTGCTTGATGTCTGCTGCATCCATCGTTGCTTGCCCCGCGTTGTCGCGGCGTTCCTGCGTGCGGTTCGCTGCGGTGTTGTCGTTCGGTTGATCGCCGTCAACGATTTCGTCAACCGGTATGTCGGCTTCGGCTGCGCCTGAAGCAACGACGCCGATTTCCGCAATCTGCTGAATGACAGGTGCGGCTTCTTCGATCAGGTTTTTCAGTTGCTCCAGTTCACCGGCCGGGGCGCGTTCGTCTTCCGGCTTGTCTTCTTCGTCCTTCACGAACTGCAACAGACCTTTCATGATCTGTGAGACCTGCGCCATGCGCGGCGACAGTTTGGTTACGACCTTCTTCGTCATGGTTTTATACTCCATAGAGTCAGTTACGAAATTGAATTCCTTTGCGTCCATCACGGCAATTTCCGGCCCGCTCCTACCATCATTAACGGACGCCAGATGATTACCTCGCATAGTGCGTTGGATATAAGTATAAGGCTTTCCCTCAAACACACCCGGCGCATACTCGAAGCGGGCTCGATAACCCAACGACAATTCAGGTTTTGTTTTAACTCTGTCCTGATGCGTCGCCGTCCAGATTTTAATGTTGGCTTTCATCTGCCGATCTGCCGCATCATAATAAATGCGCTCACCGATCACGCCCTCAACCGGTTGCGATTCAACAGGCGTGACGTCTGCACCTTCCCCTAGAAACACATGCTCATTGATCCACGGCAATAGACGAAAAGTCCCCGACTCTACCGCGTCAATAACTTCTTCTTCGGGTCGATAGACGTTATAAAATTCTTGCGGGTTCGGTGCGCCGCGAATGTTTTTACCAAGATACGGAAACACGCCTACGGCCATAATCGGGTTATCTTCGATTTCAACCCATCCGTTAATATCTTTTTCGCGTTCGTCCATTGCAACACAATCAGCAAGGGCGGCGCCGATTACGGCTTGCGTTGCGGCGAACAGTGGCGACGGCAAGCCGACCGGATCAAACCAGCCGTAGCCGTTGTGTTCCTCGTTGATGCAAACAGGAAATTGTTCGCACCGGGCAGCGTACGCACGGAAATTATCGTACTGACCGATGACGCGCAACGGCATCAACGGCGGGTAGCCCGTTTCCTCTAGCGTTTCACGGCGTGCGGCTTCGTCGGCAGTCTCGCCGGGTTCAAGCGAACCAGCGGGCAAGCCCCATGATCCGTCTGGCCGACAAAGAAGTAAAACGCGACCATTCGGGTCGATAAAAACGATACCTGCTGCGGCTTGTTCCATGACTATTTATCCTGATAGCGGTTTCGATAATAACGGCCTGCACCTACGCCTTTGGAACTAACGTTATCCGGTACATTGGCGGTGATAGTTTTCCTGTTGGGGCAATCGACATGTGAGCATTCTTCGCGTGTACGTTTCTCGCATACCTTGCATGGCTCATTCTTCGTCTTCATGATAGCCCTTTGGTAATCTGAACACGGGGCGCATGGTGCATCGGCAATACGGCAGTTGCCCCGGTATGCCACGCTCGCCGGTTTTCTTGTCAATGATTGGTGGCTCGCTAAGACTATAGATATTGCCGTTCAGTTCGTCGCGATGATATTCGCGCGGATGATTCGAACCGCCGCCGTGCACCCATTCGAATTCATCGAGCCCCGCCGATATCATGCGACCGCGTGTTATGCCATTGAACGCTTTACGCGTCTGATCGAGCGCAACATTCTGTGCCCAATTGCGTATGGCTACCTCGCGTTTTTCGAACGCCGGTATCAAGTCCTGTAGACCGTTGCCGTTCTGGATCGAGCGCATAACGTCGCCCTGCATCTGCTCGAAATACTTCGACGGCACGCGCTTTATCAACGCGATGTTTTCTTTTACACTCGCGTCCAGCACATCACGTAAATCACCACTAATCGCCGACACATCGAGCGTAATGTCTCCGCTCAGATCACGCAGCGATTCACCAAGCTTCTTTTCGTTGTTCTTCGATACGTCATCCACCATGTCACGCGCCGTGTCCGCAGCGATGCGGCCGAACGCCTGTTCCCATTTTGCCATCAGCGCGTTGAACACAATCTGCACCTGATTGGCGGGACTTGCGTCCATCACGGCATGTTCTGGCACATCGTTCGCGCGCAGGGACGCCAGCACATCACGCCGGGTCTCTGCGGTCATGCGGTCAATCAGTTTCGTCAGGCGCGCGGCGTAGCGGGCTTCTATGGTCTCGCTGACGTGCAGAATCTTGCCCTTCACTATCGGCACGTTGAACTGATCTACCCACGCTTTGCGTTTTTCGACAATACGAACCTTGCGGGCGCACATGGTTTAACCCTGACGTGCCGTGTCGTCAAACGAATCATCGTCGTCAGTTTCGGCTTGCGACCCAAAGCCCTGCAAATTATCGGGTACAGGATTATCTTCAATTTCCCGTACCGGCTGACCGTCAGCGTCAACATCCGTTTCCCCTTGTGCCCTGATCGCGGGCGTAATGCCAGTCATGCCCATTGTTGGGTCGTTACGCACGACTTCATTAATGTCCACCGCGTCGGCCGCGCCCATGTCGAATATCAGTTTGTACGTCTGCGCTTTCTGATAGTTCGTGCTGGCGCGTTCGGCTTCAGTCGGCGCGTCGAGCGGATTGAATTCAACAGCTACGCGGACGCGTTTGCGCAAGTGCGATTGGATGACCAGTTTGTGATGTCGGTCGAGCAACGGACGTTGATCGTTGTCCTGCACCGATTCGCATTCTTCGTGATACGAGTCCGCTTCGTAATCGCCGGAACTGTTAAAGCCGGTCGGAACAGTCCCCATCAGTTTCGTTGCGGGCGTGCGTGCGATTGCCGAAACTAGCTGATACTGGTTCATGATTACTTTGTCCAGATCGGCAAGTGCCGTGTCAATCTGCTCGATGTCTTCCCCTTCTTTGTCGATCACGCGCACCTGCTGATTGTCGCGCAGGCCGATCCACCATTGCAGGGTGTTGTCAAACTCTCGCTTGTTCGCTAACACTTTCGCCGCGTCAACCTTCATGATGGTTGTGCGCTTCGTCATGGCGAGCATTGGCCCTTCATTGGCCGTACGTTCTGCCGCGTACACGCGTTCCATGATCTGTTGCGGCAACGGGACACCGCCGTAAATATACGACGGCTTCATGAAGTCCATCACTTCGTCATTGATGTAAATGCACAGGTGCGAACGATGGTAGCGTTTGCCGTTGATCAGCCAGTACGTAGGCGTGTAGAACTGCATCGAGACCGGGTTACTCGATGCTTCTTTGTCGAGTAATGGCGCGCACCAGTACGGGTCGACCTGCACGACACCCTGATAGGCACCCGGCATCACGCCGTGCAGATTGAACGGCTTTTCGTAATAATATGGATCTCGAGACTTGACCTTGAACAGCGCAATACGGATGCCGAAAATACGACCCTTGCGCACGAATTGAACGCAATGCTGTTTGATGTTGAATGCGCGGTCGTACGCCTGTATAAACTGCGCGTCGCGCGGGTCGAGTTCGTTACCGTCCGCGCCGACAATCTTGTAGCCCTTGCGCATTGCATCGCGCGGCATCTGCGAACAGGCTTTGTTTACTAGCCAGTTTTGCGCAACGATAGCGCACATCTGATGGCCGATAAATGCCTGTTGGGCGTACCACAGATTAATACCCTCAGACATGTTGGAACCGGGCCAGATATTGACCGGTAAATCACTGTCGTCCAGTCCATCCATTACCGCACCAGTCGGCAACGGCGGCAACTTCGCGATAGCCGCCTGACGGAATGTTTCAGTGATCTGCCGCATACGCACGGCACTATCGCCGTTGCGTTCGCCGGTCAGATTGTGCGTACTGAACAGGCCGCCCGGTTCGTCGTGTTGCGGCGTGGGTGTCGCTTTTTCTTTTTTGCCGAATCCAAACATGATTGCCCCAATAGTAAAAACCCCCTACATGATACCGCGTAGGGGTTGGGGCTCGATCAGTGCCGGGTCAGTCTAGCTCATACTCACGTTTTGCTATCTCTATGATACGTTTAGCGACGGCAGATGGAACGTTTGCGACGAACGCGTTGTAAATTTCTTTATTCGTGCCATTTTTGTTTTGGCGTACGATTTTGGTTATCGTACGCGCCACACCCGTGAACACTTCGTAATCGACGCCCTTGCTTCGCACGTTGAAAATTGCCATGACCTTTCCCGGTTCGTTGTTGATGTATAGATATTATCTTTTTCGAACCGGGACCGCAAGCGCTATTTACGGTACTCATGAAACGCACGAACCGGCCAGCGAATCTGCGCATGACTGTACGAATCGCGAGCAACGATGACGTCACCGTGTTGAAAGTAGCAACCGCCCGTGACTGAATTCCCGGCCGCGTCGAACACCATGTACTGATAGCCAGAATTGCCCAAACACGGCGCATCTGGCAACAGCACGATATGACCGCCGATTTCCGTATCCGCAACGGGGCGAGCGTGCGCGCACGAATGGCACGCCATCAGCGCAACGCACGCGCTCAAGTTTGCGAGAATCGTTTTCATGACGACGTAGCGGCCGGGGTCGCGGTGTAATACTGGTTGAGGGTATCGAACACGGATTGCGCGTTCTCCGTTAGCCACGCGCTGACAATCGGTGCGTAGCTCTGATCGAGCGTCGAGCCCGCAACGGTGGCACTAACTGCGTTGTCGACCGCAGCGAGCGCGGCATCTTTCGCGGCTTGCAGATTGGCAAGCGTGGTGTCTTGTGTTGAAGTCCAAGCGATAAGCGGCATGTCAGTTACTCCTATGGTTGAAAGGTTACGGCCGTTTGAGTTTTTGCAAGTCTTCAATTATCCATTCAAGTTGACCGGTGATCCACGTTTCACGCCAGATGCGCGTACGTTCGGCAATGAACGGCGTAACGTCGGCTTCGCATGTAGGATACGGCAAGCGCGGTTCGTCCACTGCGGGCGGTGCGATATGACCAAACGCCGCCGTCTGCATATTGCTGACGCGTTGCATTTCGCGCAGCGCGTCGATCAGTTCGTTAAGCTTGTCAGGGTTGATACGCAACATTTTTCATACTCCACATTGATTGATTGATTGATTGATTGATTGATTGATTGATTGATTGA